CCCTGCTGTCCCCATCCCCGGACTCTCATTTATGTTTGGTGATGTTGAGAGCCCTAATGTCCCGAACCCAAATACTGTCCAGCGATTCGGTCGAGCCCCAGGTTCTCCTGAAGAGGAGATCATGAGGACTCTTGTTCAGCTGTTGCCTGAATCTTTCGGCATGGGCCAGAATCGTAGCCCTCAACCCCCCACTACCCCGGCAACCCAGATCCCCCGGGATCAGATGCTGGAAGCAATGATGAAACGGAAAAGACCCGGAGACCGTGGAGTCCTTCCAGCGGCCCGAGGAGGCCGCGGAGGGCTTCCTACACAAAGCAGGTAGGGTCACACGTCTAGCCCAGAAAGTCTCCTGAGAATGGATCCTAAGAGCTCTCAAACTAAAGACGCTTACCCCTTCGCAAGGGTCGAGTGGGTTGATTCCTGTGAGCCTGCCGATAACTCTGAGATCGAAGAGCACGAAATTCCAGAGGTTCAGCTGATTCTACAGGTTGGATTTCTGATCAAGGAAACAGAGCGTAGTGTCTCGATTGCCGGGGCATGGAAGCCTGATTTAGATACGTTTGATTACGTGATCACAATCCCTCGGTCTGCTATTAACTCGATCAATCTTCTTCAGTAAACCCCTCCCCCCCATTTCTGGGGAGAAGAAGCTGAAAGGAATCCCGGGTTGGCTAGTCAAGGACAGGCAGGCGAATTACCCATCTCAACCCGGGCACAACAAATTAAATCTGGTCGATCCTCAATGAGATCCACCATAGTTCTCTCACCTGATCTGGATCTAGCGTGAGGTGTGGTGCTTCACCCTCCCCACTAAACCCATGAAGGATGTAGTTCTGGATGACGTTAGCCATCTTCTTGTAATCCTTCTCGTCTTGTATTTTATCTAGTTGAATCATGGTTCCTCCGATTGTCCCCCTCGCACCGGGAAGGATTGAGGGGGACACTAGTGGGGAATCAGAGTAGGTCAGCCACTGAGAAGTGACTGGAGGTACTCGGTCTTGTAGACACGAGTGCCGCGCTGATTGTACTGACACTTAACTGAACATACAACCGACTGTTCTCCAGAAAGCATGGTAGAGATTTCTTCCATGTCTGAGCCAATGTCCGCAGGGTCACGGGCCAGGAGGGTCTTCATGTGTCCCTTGAGACGTTGCATCTCAATGCGGGCACGGATCTGTGAACCCTCGTGGGTGATCTGTGAAGGGTCTTGAGGGATGTTCATGGGAGCACCATTCCATTCGAGGGGCTCAGCATGATCGGGATCTTCTACCAGTTGATAAAGGAACTGGATGGAGACCGATGCAAACTCTTGACCGTCACCTGCTTGCTTAAACTTTGCGTCATCATTGACAGTGACCCCAACCAAGTAACAGTTGTGGACACCTTCTGCTGGCCACTCACCCAGTGAGCCCAAGCCTTGGTCGGCTTGCACATCATTGAATGAGTTTTGCATTGCACTGAAGATTGCTTTTGTCTGGTTCATTGCGACTTCCTTTTACGCTGAAAGATACTGCTCTTCGAAGAACGACCACGCGTCGGCTTCTGGGAGCTCAATACGATCCGGGAGATTCACCCGGCATTTAGTGATACCTGCAAGACTCTCGTCGTTGATTGTCATGAAGTGTTCACGATACTTAACTTGTCGAGGACGCTTAGGTCCGGCTGATCCGTCTGCATTCTTTTGCTGGATCATCTCTGTTCTTGTACCCATGTCGCATTCAAATGCTGCGACTAGTTCAAAGAGAGGGAACAGTCTCTTGTAGAAGTTGTCAGTGATCGTCAGTTCTGGACGGATCACATACCTGTCATCACCTAGAGGAATCTTGGCGTTGACCAAGTGACACACATAGAAGAACCCGTAGCCATGCTGACGTAGTTCTGCAGGGAACCGAACCAGTTGTTCGTATACGTCATCCCATGCACGTCGACCGTCGAGTTCTTTCCATTCGTTCTTGCCCATCTTCTTAGTGACATAGTCTTTGACCAGTGCAAGTGCAGGGCCAAGGCTATCTACTATGATTGTTTCAGGGCGCGGCTGATTCTTTTCAGCCATCTCGATCAACTGCTTCTTCTTCTGCAGTACTCCCTCCCAAGTAAGAACCATAGGAATAGTTCCCCCACGCTCTGTGCTTGGTGAACATGGACGCCCTTCCTTGTCCATGCCCGGCCAGATGCAGGCACTTGGTGTGCTGTTGGTTGTACTTGACAGGTCAGTGTTGATGATGAACGCGTCGGAGTGGGACTGTATGAAACAACTCTTCCCTACTCCTGGCATCCCCACTAGCAAACCGAATAGCTTGCCGGGTGGTGACACCATCTTGACTGCATGGAACCCTAGGTTCTCATACTTTTGCTTAATGGTTTTGCCTACTGCTAACTCCTGGGCCATCAATAATTCCTCCTACCCAATCTGCTTGGGCTTCGTTGTCAAACCCATCCTCTCCCAGAGGTAACGCCTCCGGCTGAGGGACAGGCTCCGTATTCTTGTGGTCTTTGTTCGTAACCATTTCGGTACAGACCACCAGTTCATACCCGAGTTCTTTCATCCATCTCCGAAGCATGTTGTCGGATACTGAACAATCCCAAACTTGTCTGAACTGATTGAAGAAGTCTTTAGTCGTACTGAAGTTTCCTTGACCTGCAAGGATCTGTAGTTTCGGTTCGATAACCTTCTTCATGATCTCGTCATGAAATTCGTTGAATGCTTTTGACATAATCCCTCTTCCTTTTATAGGTCCGCGCCCCCGCCGGAGCGGGGTGCGGGCCATCAAGCAGAGATGTCTACTTGAACCTCGTCCCTGTCTTCAGTAATGAATCCCTCAGTCGCTAGTATCGAAGGCCAATCCTTTACTTCCGTTAGGTAGAACGGTGTGAAAGGACTGAGCTTATTGAAAGCCCTTAGATGCTTTGCTGACTTGGGGAAACAACCCGGGTTTGGTTCGCAGGTTGCATACTTCCTCACTACCTGAAGACACCTATGATAATCATAAGTGCCATGCTTATCAAGTATGTCAGAGCCTGGAGTCAAAGAGAAATTGACTGGAGGATCTTCGGCTCGGTCAGGTTTCTTGTCAATGAACGGACCGTTTGCCAAGTACCAATCAATACATCTATCCCTATAGTTTTCCCAACGAGGTTCACCTGAGTACGTACGTCTAGTTTCTTTCTGTCCTTTTCTAGGACCTCTACTAAGCGTATGAATACTCTCGGTAAAGTCTCTATCGTTCATGCCAAATTCAATCGTTGGCTTTTGAACAGCGATGTGTATCATTCCACCGATCTTTGCATCTCGCGGGATCTGATACTTCTTCGTAAGAGCTTCTTCACCTGCAAGATATTTAAGTACATGCAAGTAGTGCATCGTTTGGAATTCAATCGGACAAGTACTAAGCCGATCAATGGTTGAACCAGCACAGGTCTTTGCGTCCACCACATAGATACTGTTCTGCTTCTCGTGATAAAGAAGTACATCGTACTGAGCGATGAGTCTTCCGTACTCATCATGGTTGTACTCAGCAGTTACTTCCGTACCCAGCAATCTGAAGTAGGGCCGATTCAAGTAATCAATAACTGATCCCTTGCCTGGCACCTGGAATGCTTTCATTGCTTCGAACCAAGCCGAAGCCATCAGCATATCCTTCTCTTCCCTATCGAAGATCCCACTCCTACTCTTGCCGAGTATCCCTCTGTTGTCACACAGCTCTTTAAGTTCTTCACATCGTTCTAGAAACCAATCTTCCATCTTCTGCTGTGCTTTAATAGATGGTTCTTGGAATAGTTCTAGACGACGATGGAACCAAGAACCACGACTCAGAGCAGCAGACCACCTCAGTGCCGAGACAAGACCGAGTCGACGACTGAGGTAGTACTGGAACGGACAAGAAAGAATACTTTCATAGTCCGATGATCTGATTGCGGGGGACTTGGCCACCAACCCTTTGTTTTCGAGCCATTCCTTGGCTTCAATTCCGTTGCCTCTTACGGTGGTGGTCATGATTATTCCTTACTTCTTGCAGCAATCGCCTTTGCCAAGCATCTTCATTACACTGGGTCGTGCCCAGATTCCGAACGCGGTGCCGCAGATTGCGACAAGGATTGAGAACCAGACGGTTCCAAGGAAGGCCGAAGCAAGCATGTTGTTTTCCTTTTGTAGTTCAACACATAGCGAATGGTTTTGTACGTTACCGCTATGCTGATGAGTCCTGTCCCCACTAGGAAGGGGACGTAGATGTAAGGTAGATATTCCTTAACTCCAATGTTAAGGAGGATCAGTACGATGCCGATTAGTATAGCAGTTCCACCCTTGAGGTTGGACATACCAGGCAGGACCATACACAAAACTCCACCGATAATACAAATCCCTCCCACGGCAGAAAGGATGGTCAAGTCTTTCATGGACTCGGCCCCCACGTTACCGGTGAGAGGGATTGGTAGCGAAGCACCTGTTGGTACTGACGTACATGATACCAGAAAAATGGCCAGTACGACCGGGCTCCATTTGATAATGATCCACAGTCGAGGCCAGAATAACATTACTTGCGTCCTGTTTTTTTCTTCTTCTTCTTAGCGGTCTTAGCTGAACGTTTGAAAGCAGCGTCAGTGGGAGCACCCTTCTGACCTTTCTTTCTCATCGTCTCGCCTCGCTTACGCTTGGCGTGTATGTTCGCATAGAGTCCGCGCTTAGCCATCATGCACGCCTCGGATCATATGATTTCTTCTTCTTCTTACTAACCTTCAATGCTGGTTTTTTCTTCATTACTTTTTTCTTCGCTGGTTTTTTCTTACCGTACATGTGGCACTTGCCTTTCATTGTTTTTACCTCAAACGAATTTCATTGCTAGCGATGTGCCTGTCGACAACACAATAGCAAGAAGGGACATGACAACCCAAGCACGACCGCGGTCGAACTCGTTCTTGAGCTTGATCTTGTGAAGGTCTGTCTCGATCTTATCGAGCTTACCATTCACACGCTTAAGCTCAGAGAGTACATGGATCTTGTACTCTTCCCAACCATCAGGAGTAGGGCTCATCGTCCGCTAGTCTTGTATCCACCGCCCGCACGACGACTACGCTTGGTGTTAGATGCGGGAGCTGTTGCTTTTACGTTCTTAGCAGGACGACGAGCACTCTTTACTTTGCCCATACCTGCCGTGACTTTACGTTTACGTTTCTTAGCCATGAGAATTATTACCCTACAAAGCGACCAAGTACCATTGCTTTATCAGCGTTGTCAGCAGCTGCTTGGATGGTACAAATAACACGTGTACATCCCGAGAGATATACACGACGAGGAACAGTGAGTCGTAGACCCGTTGTGTCGCCTCCGTCTGAATCAATAGCAGCAACTGCATCAGGATTCAGTGCGATCAAATTACTTGCATCAAGATCTTTGGTGTCTGTCTGGTACTCCACTGAATCTTGATCGAGAAGCGGAACCCAGAAAGATGTGTCGTGTGCCGTGTCATCTGCAGAAGTTAGAGTCAATGTTGAGTCTACATCCTGGGGCCAGTACCTCTCCATGCCCGTGCACGCAGGGACCTCACCATATACAGCAACTACTGGGAGATCTGCAGTCGGAGCAGTACCCCAGTAAGCAAGGTAAAGTTCGAGGTGCAATCCCATTGAAGGTACTACGATTGGACGAACATGTTCGTTGTCATCTCCAGCCCCGTATACAATTTTAGTAGGGTCTGCAAAGTCACTCGATGCTGTCTTCGCATCGATGTTCATGACAAAGATTGTTGTCCCGATGGATGAAGAACCAGATCCAACTGCAGGGTTAGATCGATTCATTGCTCCGAGGTAATCACTAAGTACATCTGCCATTGTGAAGGGCTCCGTTGATTAGCAGGCGTAGTGCCCATTCCCCACTAGCTCGTCTGTGGGATGCTGTTTGGGTTGGGAGTAGGAACAGTTGAATCCCGTACTCATTCAGTAGTCTCATCAGTGCGTCGACTGCAGCTGCAGGTTCGGGCACATACCTATTTACTTTCATCATCTCGAGGGGAGTACCCTCTAGCATGAGGACCGGATCTTCGCAGGCATCTCTCATTCTCTTGAGGCATTCCACAAACCTGGGCCTGTCCTTCTTGGTCAAGCAGTTCTGTGCAATCTCTCGAAGAGATCCCTTACGTTCGATGATAGTACATTCTTCGAATCCCTTCAGCAAGTAATCTCCGGTAGTCAGGGTTTCTTTAACTGTGTGTACTCTGACTAGTCTGGTTTTCTTACTAGTGGGGAGGGTCTTGTCATCTAGTACTCGTATGTTGCCGGGGAATAACAGAGGCTTTTTTTCTCTGGTGTCTTGAACGATGGTCCAGTCTTTGATCATTCTGTTTCAGCCATCACCCTGGTCTTCACACCCTCGAGTGCTTTTCTTACTGCGGCTGGGCTCATGCGATAGAACTCTCCGATTGCTTCGGTCGAGAACCCTGCCACTGTAAGCTCAATGATCTTCTTTTCCTTGTCCCCCTTCGGTCTGATGGGTGGGTTGTAAGGAAGTTCTTCTCTTTCTGCGTAGTCATAGATCCTCTTGCGAGAGAGGTTGACCAGCTTAGATACTTCTGTGATTGAGTGTCCCGCCCACAATAGATCTCTGATCTTCTGTTGGCGCTCGATAACCGTAGGGTCTTTTGGATTCATGAGTGTAGGCTAGAACTTACCACCCATTGTGTCAAGCCACTCTTTCACAATCATACTCGAGAGGTATGCTTCGACCGTACATGTCTTGGAGTCTAGCCCAGTAACCTTGGTGGGCTACGTAGTTGATTGCTTCTTGAACTAGCTCCTCAATGCGTGGGATGTATTCCTTCTTGCAGTCTACGTACAAAGCGTCGTAGATATTCAGGAACATATACGCTTGAGGCTTGCGTGCGTTCAGAGATTCCATGTTCTTATGCAGGTGAGTTTGGATTCTCAGTAGCGTGTTGCCTGCTGTGGTTTGAACAGGGAAGTTAACGATCTCATTCACGTCCCACTTCTCACCACCCATGAAGTAACGTGACTGTCCTGTCAAAGGTAGACACACATACCCGTTGGTCCGTGCCTCCTTGATCCTCTCTTCTTGCCACGCCCACAGCCCCGGCCGGTGCTCCGCACGGCTGTCGGCTACGTTCTTAAAGAATTCCAAAGGGTGCTTCTGTCCAGTCATAGCCAGGAGCTGCGACTGCATAGTGCTTGAGCCAGACCTG